TATGGGAAACCCTGTGCGTTAGCAACTTCTCTTGGAATGGGAAATTCCACAGTTGGTGTAAATCTTTTGATCAATTGGCGCAAATTTGTAATTTTCTCTCCCATAGTCAATTCCTCAGGTTTGGTGTAACTCATATGTGACATCGGAAACGTTTGTGATGCAGAATCAGTTGTTTGATCATTATGTTCAACACCCTTCGCAGTAAAGTTGAAAATCTGCGCATCAAATCGTGTGCAATCAGAACATGTTTGACCAAATCGAACAGATTGTTCAAAAGTCTTGATGGAGTGTGTGTGACTATAATGCTTTCCACAAACATCACACCTATGACCATGCTCCACTCTTTTACCGAAGGCAAGACCCTGATGTTGATGGTCATACTGTTTGTCCTTAGGTCGATATGGGGGTTTTGCACTTTGTGCTTCAAAAGCTTCCATAATTTCCAAGGGATCCGCTTGCGTAGCATCGTCATCAATAATGTAGTCTCCAAAATCTGGGATGGCAAAGGAAATGTCATCACCAGCGGAAATCCACATATTGATAGGACAATTTGTAGCAACAGTATCTGTAGCAGCACGAAGTGGAGTGAGGACTTCGACAGTGATATGTCCAGTTGAAAATTTCTCCTTGTCCAAATTAACGGAATCATTGAAAGCAGTTACAATAACTTCTTTCCAAGGCACATTAGCAACATATGGAATTTCAAACTCCAGTTCAGAAGCCACAGACAAGTCCAAGATCCAATTGTATGCATTCTGGTTCGTTTTAGAAATAGAGTATTGGTAAACACCAGGATGATAAGTGATTCGAAGACGCCCTGAATGGAAAGCTGTTTTCGCAACTGTCAAACGATATTTCAACGAACCTCTCCAATATCTAAACATGGATGCAACAAACGCAAGTGTAGTAGGACTCAAAGCTGTAGCGGGTCCAAGAGCTAAACCTGGTGTGACAGCATTGGCATGCAATTGTGTGCCGAGGCCCTGGGTTGTATTCCAAGTAATAGCTGACCTAAAGATGCAAGACTTCTTGGTAACATACTTAATATCCATCTCATCCACATCGGTAGAAAACAAACCAGCATCATAAGTAAGTCCATTATCTGGCGAGGCACACAGTTTAGATGACATATCAATTCCTGTCATGTTAGTATATCCCTTGGCTGGAATATTGGCAAAGGAACAATTTTTGTCAAGAGTCACTGGCTTATTCCAACCGACAGCTTCAGCTGCTCCTCCTATAGCACGTGCCACCCATTCCACGGGCCGAACCCAAGGTCCAAGTCGTGGCAAGGCAGCTCCAACAGTTGACATTGCTGAAGCCAATCCAGAGGCAACACCAGAAACCTTTGGTCCAGATGTGGCACCAGCTTCCTCAGAGATCTGAGCTTCGAAAAACTCTTCCTCACGAGCAGCTGGAACAGTCACAGGCAAAGACGTTGGCAATGCAAGCTCGATATCTTCAAACCAAGCAAAGATTGTAAAAGGTGCCCCAGATCCAATAGGAATGGATCCCAAACTAGTTTGAATGGGATTCAAGGGAATGACATACAACTCTCCCATATTAGAATGAGTATCAAGTAAATTATAGTGGGAGAGAGGTGCACAATAGGGGATCTTTAGTTCCACAGGTGCGCCAGAGGCAAGATCAATCTCAGTTCCAGGATATCCTGTCACATTTGGCAAATCTGTAAGTCTTGCAGGCCTATTTGAAACGGCTTCAAACGGAGCAAAGAACATCCAGTATTTGCCACTCATGAAAGGAGTTGCATTGAACATGAGTTTGATCTTGACATTAGCACGGAAATAAGTAAAATAATTCAATTTACTCACTACGTTGGGAGAACGTTGCAAGATAACGTCGGGAAATTTAAGGTTCACATTGGTAAAACTAGTGATGAATTCCGAATCATAAACTCGAACAGGACGTTGAAGTATAGCATAAATATCATGCAACTTCGAATCCTCAGCCATAGAAGTCCAGTTAGTTGGTGTGGACATCATTGGCTTTTCATAGGTTTCTGGTTCTACATCATCAACAAATTTAGTTATTTCCTGAATTTCAGTTTGGGGGCCTAATTGAGACATATTTGTTTGTGTATTAGCGACTAAAATAGTTAACGTACTTCCTGAGGTTCAGTCAAACTACTCAGTAAAACGCACCGAATCAATAGCCTATAGTTTAGAGGGCACACATTGATCAATAGCTTTCGCTCCCTCAGACAAAACGGTTAGAATGTTTTATCTACCACAGACCGGGCTTTGCTGCTTTCTTCATGCGGTGATTAAAGAAAGCCCCTAGCTGTGGTTTTTAATAGAAGCGACCTTGCTTCCGCTCCTCATCGTACCGAAGTTCGATGTAGGTAGGAAGCCGAGGCTTCTGTTCCAGATGCTTGCAAGCATTCCAATATCTGGGTGACCACGTCTCAAAGAACTCTTTACCATGAAGGTGGAGTTCAAAATGAGAAGTTTCCAGGTTTGAAATAGTGGCAGCTTCTGGGTCAAGATCTTTCCGTATCCAATTAGTCATTTCCAGAATCGTTCCAAAGTCAAGAGGTGCTAACCATTGCATTTCCTCTTCATCCCACAAGAATCCTCGCTTCAAATACGCACATTCCTGTAGGGTCCGATAGGCTACCATGTTCCCCGATTTCGATTCATCAGTATACTTCATGCCAATCTTCTCATAACCTTCTGCAATAGTGAGTTGGTTGAAAACATCGATCACTTCATCTGATATATTCACAAGATTGTCGTCTCCATAGGAAACCATAGCAACATGGTGGTTGAAATGTCTCATCATGCGAAGTCTAGGGGGAACAACGGTCATCCACACATATCTCATACTCACGGAATTGTAGAGTGAATTGAGAATTGCTGTGATGGGACATCCAGATGGCTGTGAATGAGTCCAAAGATACACAGAGTTTCCTTTGATGTGTATAGAGTTTATGATTTCCTTCCATAAAACATGCCGGATCCTATCATTCCCATCATCATAGAAAGCATTGATGATATCCAGAATTCTATACAACATGGGCAGAAGTAAAGTGCCATCAAAATTGGAAAAATCCCCAGCAATGACCTTGTGACCTTTCGACAAAACACGTTTTGCTGTTCGTGTCCAATCATAGGAATAGACATTCGTGCCAACGGAAATTTCATTGTCAATACGATTGTGCATCACATGAGACGCAAACGCCAAGAAGTACATACGGAAAACTAGAGTGTAATCCATAGCACCTGCTGAGAAAACACGTGTTTTCTTGGCTGCAATTTTGTCCAAAGGTCTTCTTTCATCTTTCAAGGTATCAATGAAAGGGGCCGGCATCCGTTCTCCATTACGAGCCATTTCAATTCTCTTCCGCATCCGTTGTCGCAGTTCGTCATCCAGTTGATAATTCTCTCCCGAACCGAGCCAAGCTTCCTTGCCAGGTTTTGTCTTTTTCAAGCCAGAATATGGATATCCAGGTGATGTTCGTCGATTGATCGGTTGAGCAAATTCGTCACCTTCAACCCCACGCACGGCTTCATCCTCCGACAGAACTCGATCAAGACGCCTTGGACCAGCACTAATGAGTTGTGAAACGTCATTAATAACTATGTCCAAGATGTCGTCATCCAATTCGGGCGGAATATTTCCAGCTTTCTCCAAACCCTTCTCCATTGCCTCCCATGATAAAACAGAGGGTGCAGTAGTTGGTTCTTGTAAACTGCCGGAAATTAGACTTGGCAACAGAGCCGTCTTAGTGGGCATGGGCACACTATATAAGGCTCTCCCAGCTGCCGTAAAATTTCCTTTAGGTAGGATGACCTCCCAGGGAGCTTGGAATTCCGTCATGATGTCATCCGCACTCATCGCAATTTGGACTGTGAAGTCAAATTGTTCCAATGCTCGCAAAACATCAGCTTCGTTAAGTGGACTGGCAACTCCAATGGCATGTTTTCCACACACGTGAATTCCAATCAACTTACGCGCTAAGGATGTCCCAATTGCTACCAATGGTGACCCGCAATCTCCAGGCGCTGTTTCCATACCTGAATACTCAAATCGATCCACGATCTCAAATGCACCGTCCTTGTCAAAATACTTACGGGGATTGTCCGTTTTCTTTTCCACAGGACCGGTACGGAGAATAGCTCCGTGTTCAAAAGGCACGACAATACATGCACGTGCACGAGTGAATGAGCTAAACTCAACTTCAGTGGCCATATGTTTGATCAAATCGAAATGATCATGAAGACCTGGAGGGAAGGCAATGAGCATTTGATCCTTCTTCTCACCAGCAGCATTTGTGATTGCAGTGGATTGCAATTTGGCGGTACTGAACACGTGTCCGTCCGGTTTCGTTGCATTCCAGATGCGAATCTCGCTTGCTCTCGCCAGGTAAGGAGCTAGATGTCCTGCAGTCAAGCCAACCCGTCCACGTATCATCATGAGTTTCAACATGAAGAGCCACTCACCCTCAATCTTCAAATCAATATTGTACATATTGTTCAATATTTTCTTCGAAAGTTGGAGGGAATTTGGATCAGATTGAAGGTGGGTGTCCATTTCTCGCATGTCAAATTGGGCCAACATTTCATCAATTTGATCATCTTCGTCCAGCTGGGATCGAGTTTGGCCCTTCTTGGTTGTTTTAGCATCACCTGAAGAACCAAGCTGTGTTCGACTCTGTCCCTTCTTGTTGGTCTTGGCATCACCGGAACTGCTCCCTTCGGACACAGGCACAGAAATGTCTTGCCAACCAAGCGCCAAGCGAATTGCTTCTTTGGCATCTCGTTTCAATACTTCATCAGCACGATCGTAGACCTCCAGAGACACCCAAACTCTACACTTATCACACATATGTTCATACTTAAGAGACTCGTGGTACGAACGAATAGTGTGAGTGTGTAAAAACACCTTGGTGCAAATCTCACACTCATGAGCATGTTGAACCCTCTCACCTAACTTCAGACCTTTGTGATGATAATCCAACGGAGGGGTTGAATTAAACGAGACTTCAAGATTGCTTGAACGCATGTCCCACCAAAACTTGACACCAATCAATGCAAGCACTGCAACAATGGCTGTGTACCACGGATGTTTTAGTATCAAATCTTTACCCGCATCAAGCCATTTTCTCCATAAAGGTCGCGAATCCACATCAGCACGCTCGAGAATCTGAGCAACTACTCGATTTTCTGTCATCGGTATTCTGATGTTGTCAATGAAAAGATGCAGATGGTTGTATTGGTCTGGCATGGGCAAGCATCGGAACAGATGTCCAATTCCAGCATAAGTGGTACGTTGAAATTTACCTCTCATGATTTCCACAGCATCAGCAACCATCCAATGACCATAGGAATGTCCCATTTGCTGAATTTGTTCCTTCCAAATAGTCATCAATTCTGCTTGATCAAGCGCATCTAATGCACTAATCGTGTGGAACTCCTGCAGACCTTTCATCTCATCGAACATGTCATTAACTTCCGTCAAGAACATGTCTCGCATTTCCTCATGGCCTTGTCTCAAGAAAGTGTCAATTTGATTCAAAGTGAACTTCTCGAAAACCTCACAACAATTTGGATTGAGACTGATTTCCGCACCATTCGTCGACAACTTGTCACGAAGATCCTGAGCAATCTGCACTCTGAACTCCTCCCTAGCATGATCCGCAAGAACTTGAGTCAGATTAGCAGAGCTACGAGCACGTTCTTCATACACTCTCACGCATTTAGAACGGAACTGATCATAATTCATTTCATTACCGATCTGATCTCCAGTGTT